GGTGCATCCGTTAAAGGTGTTGTAAAATCCCTCAGAAAGAATCCCGGTGCCACTCGCCGGAATTCCTCCGGAAGGTAAACTAACTAAGTGACATTGCTTAAAGCCACCCCTCAGATACTTAAACCCCTTAAATTTGGTGTGTCCCCAATCTTCAATGGAAGTAAATTTGGTGAAATCTCCGGCCCCATTGAAACTCCATCCCTCCATCTGCCCCCGTATCTCGACCACATATGTTCCATCTAAAGCATAAAGGTGGCTTGCATTTGAGTCATTGTAAGAGGTTACGGTAGACGTGTTACCATCGCCCCAATCTACTGTAAAATTATACCCAAGATTGCCTTCAGCCCTTGACTGTACTAGGGGCAGAGTTATCGTCCGATTTGCGTTGTTCCCAGCTACGGTCCACTTAGTGGTAAAACCCCGACCGCCACTGGCAAATGCTCCTAGCATGTTACGAACTCAGTGATCCTATTAAGGACCATACGTTAGCGGCGGATTGAATAAGTTCGACCCCGCCCCATTGAGCAGCAATACTTGGTGTAGCAGAGGGATTTATTGTTACGGTTCCATCTTCTCTAACGAACGTTACTTTTCCGATATTTATTTGCTGACAACAGATAGAGCATCCATTGGGGAAGGCGATCGTGGAATTTTTAGGGATAGTAACGGAAATTGCAGACACGTTGTTGAATGTAACTAGAGCGCATCCGGATTCATACGTGTCGGTTAATGCCAATTGGTAAGTAATTCCGGTTTGAACATTAACTGTTCGATTGCTCGGAATTCCTCCTGCACCACTGGGCCCCGTAGGGCCACTGGAGCCATTGGAGCCGTTAGAGCCTGCCGTGCCACTAGGACCCGTAGGGCCACTGGGCCCCGTAGGGCCACTGGAGCCATTGGAGCCGTTAGAGCCAGCTATACCACTGGTACCCGTAGCCCCTGTGGGCCCTGTTTGCCCGATAGGCCCGGTGGCTCCTGTAGGCCCTGTTTGCCCGATAGGCCCTGTAGCTCCTGTAGGGCCGGTTTGCCCGATAGGCCCGGTGGCTCCTGTAGGCCCAGTTTGCCCGATGGGCCCGGTAGCTCCTGTAGGTCCTGTTTGTCCGATAGGCCCGGTGGCTCCTGTAGGTCCAGTTTGCCCAATGGGCCCGGTAGCTCCCGTTGGTCCTGTAGCCCCTGTAGGCCCTGTTTGCCCGATGGGCCCCGTAGCTCCTGTAGCACCTGTAGCCCCAGTAGCCCCTGTCGTCCCGGTGGCTCCCGTTGGTCCTGTTTGCCCGATAGGCCCGGTGGCTCCTGTAGGTCCAGTTTGCCCAATGGGCCCGGTAGCTCCCGTTGGTCCTGTAGCCCCTGTAGGCCCTGTTTGCCCGATGGGCCCCGTAGCTCCTGTAGCACCTGTAGGCCCTGTTTGCCCGATGGGCCCCGTAGCTCCTGTAGCACCTGTAGCCCCAGTAGCCCCTGTCGTCCCGGTGGCTCCCGTTGGTCCTGTTTGCCCGATGGGCCCCGTAGCTCCTGTAGGACCGACAAGGCCACTAGGGCCTGTAGGGCCGCTATGCCCCGATGCACCATCAGAACCGACTGGACCCTTATCACCAGTATTTCCAATTAACCCCCTAGGACCACTAGGGCCACTAGGACCAGTAGGGCCACTAGGACCCGGAGGCCCACCAGGAGTACCTGAAGGACCTGTTGGGCCTGAAGGGCCACTTTCACCAACCAAACCGTCACTACCAGGTAGCCCTATCCGTCCATGTGGGCCACTAGGACCAGCCGGACCAGGTATTCCTGGGGAACCAGGGAAGCCCCTAGGACCGGGGGGGCCACTAGGGCCGGGACGACCGCTAGGGCCAGGAGTGCCAGGTAAATAAGGTGAATATGCCGTGTTTCTACCCCTGCGCTTCTAAAAGGTCTTTCTTCAGCAAGAGGCGCAACACTGCGCCCGAGCTTGAGTATATTCTGGGCTGCGTTAATGTCGCGGTCGTGGACAACTCCGTGTTTCTACCCCTGCGCTTCTTGGGCGCTTCTAAAAGGTCTTTCTTCAGCAAGAGGCGCAACACTGCGCCCGAGCTTGAGTATATTCTGGGCTGCGTTAATGTCGCGGTCGTGGACAACTCCGCAGTCAGAACAAACCCATTCTCTTATTCCAAGGCCTGCGATACCTTTCGGCCTCGACTCAGGGCGTAGCCCACAAGCCGAACAGGTCTGGGTAGTAAATCTTTCGTCGACTTCTAAGTAAGATGCTGAGTGCCTACTGGCTTTATAATTCAACATCGACCTGAATGTGGTCCAGCCCGCGTCTAAGACGCTCTTGGCCATCTTAGTCTTGGCTAACTGGGACGCACTCACGTTGCCGACTACTATTAAACAATTGTTTTTGATAAGTTTGTTTGACTCCTTGTGTAGGTAATCCTTCCTTACATTTTTAATCTTATCGTGTAAAACCTTAACCCTCTTTTTGTTATTGGCTCGTTGAGCTATTCCAAGTTTTTCCTCTAACTTACGGTAACTCCTGGGGTTTTCTATCTTTTGCCCATTACTTAAAGTAGCTAAGGTTTTGAGTCCTAAGTCGATGCCTACCTTACCTTGACCGTGTTCTTGGTCTTTTTCTACCTCAACTTGGAAGCAAACATACCAACGACCTCTGGAGTCTTCCACAAAACAACCGCCCTTAGCTCCTTCGGGAATTGGGCGGCGTTTTGTTCCAAAAACCTTGTAGGTTCTACCCAGATAAGTTATTGAATTTCCAGTAATTTGCCTAGATTGCTTAAGAAAAGGTATCCAACCCAGAGACTTCTTGGGACTAGAAGACCTACGGAACCTTGGGTTCTTTTTGTGCTGGTCTCTGGACTTTACAAATTGTTCGCAAGTACCATAAATAGATTGGCCATGAACCCCAAGGTCCTTAGAGGTGTTCCCGGTAAGCTTCTGGAAGTCGTACTGACTTGGCCAATTCCTTGCTAAACCAAACTTCCAATCTTGCTGGATTTTTCTTTGGGTACTTACCAAATAATTCCAAACTTGATTTATGGCAAATACATGCCTACGTAAGGCCCTTAAACCTTGATTAGATTTGATGCGATATTTGTAGGTGAGAAACATCCTATCCTAACACCCCAAAGATTGAGTTAGGCTACCAATTTTTAACCTCTCTGAGCTTTAAGGACGTCGTACCCATGCGTTATATAAGTGATTTTACCCGATGCATCAAATCCGTATCCGGGGAGTACAGTAATTAATGAACACCTACAATGTGGGTGTTGACCCGACATGCAGGGAATTTCACTACCTCTCTTTGAATATCCAGCGCTAACTTCGCTCAATTTATAAACACGAGGAGTGATTCCGTCAGGCAGTAGATGTACTTTCTTGCATGATGCACAAAGTAAAGAATCCCTTATTGGAATGAACGCCACTATAGGGTCACTCACGCCCACCAAAGTATTGGTTTTAGTAATTGCATCTAGCGTGCCAACGTTTCTAGTCCTGGTAGCTTCTGTTGCCGCAATTCTTTTAACATCGGCCGTCACCTTTTTCATAACTTCCGCTAGCTCACCCCCTAAAACAACTTGGGGGTCAACCTTACGGCCATGCAACTCCGCATCGGTAATAAATGACTTGACTGCATTAATTAATTGGGCCTTAGCCTTGGCTTTAGTAGCGTCCAAATAAGACTCTGTTGTAGATACTAGATGCTCTCTTAAATCGTCGCGTGGCTGCGCCCCCTCAGCCAGGCTCGACGAATCGAATAGCCCTGGTATGGAGAGACCATGCCGGTGCCCAAGGGGCTCTGTCGTCACCCTAATCATTAACTGCTTAGGGCCATACTGGCGCCCCAAAAGACGCGCTTTGGCCCTATTGAAAAGATGATCGACGGCCCTCCCAATCGTAGCTATGGCCGTTTTACCCAATAAATAACGCATTAGGGCTTAGTTTTTAGGGGCTGGTGAAATTCGGCCACTTCTAAAATGGCTTTAACAGCTTCGTCAGCGTCGCCCATAAACCCTTTGACAAAATAATCGACGGTTTTTTCTTGTTGCGCAATGAGTCGTCTTTTGTCAGGTGGCAGCTGAGCTTCATTCTTCCGCAGTAAATCAAAAGCTTGGTCAACAGACCTAGCTAATTCAGTACCCTGGCCACCCTGAGGACTCTGGCCATTAGGAGCCTGGGGGCCTCCAGGTTGTTGAGAGTTGGAGTCTTGACTCGGCTGGCCATCAGATTGGTCTTGACCCTGACTCGGTTGCCCAGGTTGCCCTTGCTGTGGTTGGACTTGCTGTGACTGGACTTGCTGTGACTGGGCTTGCTGTTGCTTGGCCATTTCCATTTGCTGTTGCATTTGGTACCACTGGAAAAACATCGGGTCCCTTCGGTAAGCTAACGCAGGGTCTTTAGAGGCTCCCTGAATACCACAAAACTTCTCTAGTATCTGGCCAACAGTAAAATACTGGTCTAGATATGACTTGTAGATTTGGTTTAATGGTAACGTCCCGCCCCATTCTTGCGTCATTGGCTTCTTCTCAACGCGCTCTAGGACGTCATCAAATGTCATCCAAATCTGCATGTCTTGTTGAGTTCTAACAGCTTCCTTTTCGGCGTTGTCTGTTTCTAACCCAACAAACTTGAACTGGCACTTATCAACCAAATTGGGAGCAATTAAAGGTAACAAGTGTGTGTTAATGAAATCTTCGAAACCGGCTAACAGCGGCCTAATACCAACATCACGCGCTGCCTCAAGCTTGAATTCGGGATTAGAATTGTGAGTTATTACGCCATCAACGACGAAAGCGTGAACGTCGTCAAACATTTCAACATCGAACATTTCGATATCTTTGCCCAAATCACAAACTGCGATCACTGGCTCGATATTATAATCATCAAACCAAGGCGGGGCCATAACCCCACTTTCACTCATTATTCTTCTCAGAAATTGATAAGAAACAGTTTTCTTTCCATTAAGAATAGACACCGTTGCGTCTCTAACTCCTTTCGTAAGTTCCTTAAAACCCGGAGTAGATAAACAGGGAGCTAGGCACTTTTTTACAACAGCAAAAGACGGTTTATCGTTACTCCAACTTTCGACCGTCTTGTCCGGTTGTTTCCAAGACTGAATAAAACCGACTTGATTCCAAAAAGCTTCTCGATCTTTAATGAAAAGTTTGTGACTAAATCTTTTCCCACCAAAACCATCGCGGGCATACCCCTTGGCTGGTAATGTTCGAATTCCTAATCCAATTAGCAATTGGCGGACCTGGTCTCTAAGGATATCGTTTTGAATAGTAAGGGCGACACTTCCTCTATCGTTCAATTTTCCGCCATCAGCAGAAAACAAGCCACGCAAAAACGCTTGTCTATAAGGAACAGGCAAAACGTGGAGCTTTGCCGGGATTACTTTACCATTAATTCCTCTACTTGATGGCTGAAAGCCGAAATCTATTAACCAACGATAAAAATCGGTGTCGTAAACCGTATTCCGGATTCTGTTTGGAGCGATTGACTTACAGCCATATTGAACGGCTTTCTCTTCCCTTTCTTCTTCAGTTAGAAACTTTTCCTCGTGGTGGACCTTAAGTCCCCAATTAGAAAGGATCTTTTCTTGTTTCTCCCAAATATCCCTCTCTTTATCTTGATGATAAAACAAGTGGATTTTAGCCCCAACCCGTTCTCTTTCCGCAACCAAACAACCGTCGCCAGTTAACCACCCCAAAGTTTCCATTACTTCCAAAGTAAGCTTTCTTCCTCTAAAAGAAGGAACCAGTTTCTCATTTCCGACCACAGGCTTTCGGCTTACAAGAACACCATCGCCAACCAGCAATTCCGATTGATGCTTCCAATCTAATTCGCCACATTCATTAATAACTCTGAACCTGTGGTCAGGGGAGGTTTGGAGCTTTACTCCACAAGCCAACTCGGTCTCTACCAAACGCTTCATCCCGGACTTGAAAGCCCGACCTTCGCCCCACCTGTCGCCACTCCAAAAGAGTCCAGCCCGTTCTCTTTTGTCTCCTACAAAGTGCCCAATTTCTAATAGACCGTATTCAGTAATGATTCTAGACGTAGGAGAAATACATTCTGACAAAGCCTGTGAATTAGTCCCTCTGGAAAGGTAAGACCAACCCGGTAATTCCTCAGGAGACATTAAGAAAGCTGTAAGAATTTCACGACAATTCATATCAGAAAGGAACTGGTATTCCATGTCCCTGCCCGCTCCAGTATCTAATGACTGCCACTGAATCTCTTCGTCTACCCCACAACCAAAGCACGGCATCCTAAAAGAATTTTGAACGTTGTTAATAGAAGCATTGAAATTCTGTTTAATGGCATGTAGGGTTTGTGGCGTAGCATCGTCAGACTTAATGACCAACATCCCTTTAGAGGCCCTTCCATTTTGGAACCACAGCTTGTTAAGGGTTGTGATGTTTATATGGGTAGTTACAGCGGAAATTACGGTATCGAGGGGGGTCACAGGAAATCCAGCGATCTCAACGTCCGGGACTGCAAAGAAGTTGTAAACCAGCATTTCGTCACGTGTAAACACTTCTTTTGGAGTCGTATCTACAACTTGAACCCAGGAATACTCTTGATTATCAAATTTCTCTCGAATTAGTTTTTGTCCCGTTACTCGACAAAGTAGGTTATACGCTTCGTCACGGATGGATTGCAATGCTGATTGATTATGTGTGGCTGGGTAAATTGTACCTGAATCGGTTGCGACAAAGTGGTGGAAAACTGGCTTGTCCGAGCCGTCGAGGTTTTGGGCCCAAACAATTTCGGTTGCTATCCTTCCACAAACAATAGCCGACCTAGTCGAAAGTGAAAGGTACTCGGCGAAAGTAGCTTGATGTTCATCAACGATTCCTTTGGTGTTGCCACAAGTAGAAAACAGGTCAATAGCATCTTGAATTTCTTTCTGGAGTTCCTTTTTACCTTTCTCATCTAGCTTATCTAATAGACCCGTATTGGGCTTGATAAGGTATCCCAACGAAAAACGGTCTGGACGTGGTCTACCGAAAGAGGCAATATGGTTTTGACGGGCTCTAACAATATTGGCAACTAGAGAATCCTGGATGGCAATTCTTTTTAGAATTGTATCGGGGATCAGCCTCATTTTGGCTTTATAGACCCCGGCATACTGATTAATCTGACTAGGATCCGCTTCAAACGCAAGGCGCTCTATAGTTCCTTGCCCATTAAGGATATTGATAATCGACTTAGAAAAAGACGGCTTCTCTTCCGGAATCCCGCGAGCTACTAAGGCTTTCTTTGCTAGCTCAAGGTGAAGTTCTTCTTCATCCTGGACATAGATTAAACGTGACTCTTTTTTATTTTCAGCCATTCTTGCCTACTTAGAATAAGACTTGTAATCTACAGGCACGCCCAGGAAACTTCCCTTACCCTTAGCGTGAGGCCCTTCAGTAACCTCAGGATTTTTAAGTCTTTCCTTGGCGGCCTTGGCATTTAATTCTTTTTGTTTTACGGGACTTTCCCACTCGGCCTTTAGCACTCCTTTCCCGGCGTGGAATTTGGCATGATTGGAGTGGACTTGGGCTAAATTATTGTGGTGGTCTACAAGAAACCCTATTTGGTTAACTTGCCCAGGAGGCACTCTAGACGCCATCCCGACTTTGGCTGCCGCGTCATGTAAAGCTGCACCAATTTCGTGGTGAGATACGGCATCCGGCCCCGAGGAAGCATGAGGGGAACCGAAGGTGTGGTTGTCGGCCAATTTAGACAAATGAGCGAAAGTTCCTGCTGACATATTAAGTTACTCCACTGAAATAAGGGTTACTGTACAAATTGCTGTCGACCGGTTTTTCAAACTTAGCCAATAGACGGTCCCAAATTTTTGAAAAAGACCTACTTTCCCGCAAACCCCATCGGCTAAAATTGGCTCAACACGACAAGACTCGTCAGTATTCGCGTTCATCTTCACGGCAATTTCTTGATTAGTTTCCAAGGCCACGAAGGTTTTCGCTGAAGAATAAATGTTCAAATACACACCGGCGCACGTTACAACTTCACTAGTTAAGGGAATCGAAGACCTAATGTCGACACTAGAAGCCGTCACCCGGATAATTTCGTAGGACCTTATAGCTTGTGCAGAAAAACCAGCAATCAAGTCTAAGGTGTCTCCAATTTGCACAGTACCACAACTAAAAACCTGAAACTGCGCAGCATCAGTAAGGGCCACATCGTCACTAGCGGCCTCATAAACCGTTCCCGGGGTTCGCCCTAAAGCAAGAGTAGTGTGGTCACTAGAAACCCCTAGAACAGTCCAATACCCCTCATTCATGGGGTTAAACAACGCCGTATCATTCGTAGTAATTCCAGGGATATAAACAGAATCACCAACTTGCACGCCACTAAAACTGGCCTTATTACCCAAAACCTCGGGGCCAGAAGGGTTAGAGGGGTCTGGAACTAACCCAACATTAGTTACTAAAACTGTCAGATTGCTTTGTGGTGTTACAACGATACTGTCAGTAAGGCCAAGGGCCCTGTCAACCCTAAAGACAGGAGCTGTCCCGGTACCTGTCCAAGCCAATCGATAAAGGTCTTTTGTCCCACTCAGGAGATTCAAAGAAAATTCCGTAGTCTCATTATAAGACAAATCCCTGGTACCATCAAAAACCTCAACCTCCTCAAGGGGTTGAAGTTCAAAAACTTGATTTATGGGCCTGCAAACTGGTAACGACAATAAATCACGCGACCAGTCACAAAGACGCCTTTTAGGGTTACCAGTTGGGCTAACGTCCGAATAAGCCAAGATTCTAGAGACAAAATTCATGTACGGCATGTGATAAAGATTGGGTTGGAAGTTTACTCAAAATTCCATGAAAGCCGCCCTCCCTTCCCTCTATTACCTTCAATCCCTGGTTTTTCTTCCTGTGATTTCGAGGACTTATCTTGGTCTTGATAGTAAGACCCGTAATTAAATTCGCGGCCATCTGGGGTTTGGATTACCATTCTTCTTTCTTGGGGAACCTTCTCTGCCGGCTGTACCCCAGTATGTTGAGCCACTATTTGACTCATCCAGTTGTCTTTATCATAATAACCAGACATAGGATCTGCTGGAAGGTTTGGGGATAAATCTTCTCGACTATCGCAGGCAACCGAGACGGTTCCTTTGGGTGTAAAAATGTTCATGATCATGTAGCGCAGTGCGTCATTCGAGTCATCATCCGTATCTTGAGGAACGTCCGTAGGTTTACCAGCCGAATCAGTTTTCCAGTGGTATTCCGAAATTTGTCTTATTAGAACATCGGTACCAGAATCTTCCTCTAGGTCCCTTACAATAAAAAGCTCTGGATCCCCCAAAAGTGGATTCATTTTGAAACGCACGATGTTAATGCCCGCAATCACAGACCCAGGTAGCTTTTTCCAGCGATTCATCCTGAAACCAGCACGCTTCATGAGCTTAATCATACCTGGGTCAGCCGTGTCTGGATAAATACTAAAGCCAATAAATTTAAGGGGTTCCATCACCTGAATGGTCTGAGCTGGATCCAATTCGGGTACTGAAAGTGCAGCTGTAATGAAACACAGCGGACCATCCTTAAAGCCACCTGTAAAGGCCATGCAGTGTGTGTGTCCAAAGTCTAGGCCTCCATAAGCTTCCAGGCCTCTTTCCATAAGGGCCTTAGTAAGCATCGCTTTAGTAAATTGATGTGGAAACGGCGGCAATTCACCAAACACTTTAGAGTAACATTGAGCTGGCGTTATCACATGACGAGACCTTTCGAAACGATTATATATCAGACCAATCGAAGCCGGCTTCCAACACAACAACTGCGCCTGAGCCATCTCTACGGTGTTGTTCCTGAATTGATCTTCAGTATGTTTGATAGGCTTTAGGAATCTAGAAGTACCTGGCTGCTTAGTGGCTAGCCTACCCCTACAAGCCGCGAACATCCTGCAATTAGTAACACAACCCTGAAAACACTCATCCTTGACGTACCTTTCCTTTTCCTTAAAAGGCATCATTTTATAGGTATCTTCGTCCACTACTTTCAAGTCTTCATTAGAACGATAGACAGTCAACTTGGGCAATAAAGGTAGATGTCTTTTTGCTGGACACCTTTGAGTAACATCTAGGATATTCCAATGCTTAACCATTAAGCCACTTTGATGCGCTCGGTTAATTTCGTCCTGCACAAGACCGAAAGCCGTTTTGCGGGTTGACGTAAGGACCGTCAGAGGCAACTGAGTGGTACCGTCTTCGCGATTTACAGCCGTTGGGATGTTTACCGTTTCCTGATATACAATAGGTTGCTGCAAAATGTCAATTTCATCCAAGACAAGGAGCAGGGCATGCTTCCCGTTAACTGATTGCATAGTAGCAACAACAATTTCGGCCCTATTAATTACCTCCACATATTCTTGGCCTTCTTCGGGAGATAATTCGTTGAACTCTTTTTCGGTTAAAACTAAAGAATCACCTCCCTTATGTCGGTACAGGACAATTTCAGTTTCTCTTACATTGTCCCCCCTAACGAACCCTCTAAAGTCAGGAAGCATGAAAAACTTCTTCAAATACCTTTGGGCATTTCGCGATTGCTCCTCAATTGAAGCTAGGTGGACTGTACTAACGTCAAGATGCAAAAGAGCTAGGACTTCTATTACAGATTCACATAAAGTCTTCGCCGAATCACGTGCTGCGTAATATAAAATTCTAGAAGCATCCTGATTGCCCAACCCAGTAAAATGTGCGTAAGTGTCCCACACCATATCTAATGGAGTGGATGTAGAATCCTCATCTACTATATCACCGGGCAAATCCAGGTCCAAGAAAACGTACACCCACTGCCGAAGTTCTTCGCGGGTATTACACCTACGGAAAAGATACTGGCGCTTTTCAATCTCCTGTTGCGTCATTTACCCCTCAGAAACCAAAACTAACGCCCGAACGGAAGACGAAATAGCTTGTAGACAATCTTCTAATGCTAGACTTAGTCGGTCAGGTGCGCTAGAAGCCTGAATCAAATCTTGGCATGCATCAAGGTCTTTTAACGCATGGACCAATGGCTGCCCAGCGTCTCCAAGAACCGATAGGCAACGGATTGTATCGAGAGTTA